TGGCTAAAACACTAGACGGTGTGCTTATTAAAAAAGCATATCAAAAAGAAAACTTCACTACAGAACAGTTTACAGAGTTTGCAAAATGCGCAGATCCTGCAAATGGTGTAAAGTATTTTATGAATCATTTCTTTAATATTCAGCATCCTACAAAAGGACGCATGGTATATAAAGCATTTGAATATCAAGAGAAGTTATTGGATGTATATCATAACTATCGCTTTAACATTAACATGCTACCTAGACAAACAGGCAAATCAACCACTGCAGCAGGCTACTTGTTGTGGTATGCTATGTTTGTGCCAGACAGTGTAATCCTTATTGCAGCACACAAGTACGCTGGTGCGCAGGAGATTATGCAGCGTATTCGTTATGCTTATGAACTATGTCCTAACCACATTCGTGCAGGTGTTACCAGTTACAACAAAGGCAGTATTGACTTTGACAATGGTAGCCGTATTGTAGCACAAGCAACCACTGACAACACTGGGCGAGGTATGAGTATTACACTGCTATACTGTGATGAGTTTGCTTTTGTGCGTCCTAGCATTGCCCGTGAGTTCTGGACAAGTATTTCACCTACACTAGCAACAGGTGGTAAGGCTATTATTACAAGCACACCTAACAGTGATGAGGATCAGTTTGCTACTATTTGGCGTGATGCTAACAAACAGTTTGATAGTGAAGGCAATGAAACAGACATTGGCATTAACGGTTTTAAGAGCTATCAGAGCTATTGGTGGGAACATCCAGACAGAGATGAAACTTGGAAAGCAGAAGAACTAGGTCGTATTGGCGAAGAACGCTTTAGACGAGAGCATGAGTGTGAGTTTATCATTTACGATGAGACACTTATTGACAGTATGATACTTACTAACATGCGTGGGGAAGATCCTGCATTTAGACACGGTGCTGTGCGTTGGTATAAACAACCAAGCCGAGGCATGGCATACCTAGTAGGACTTGATCCTAGTTTGGGCACAGGCGGCGATCCTGCTGCTATACAAGTGTTTGAAGTTCCTAGCATGGAGCAAGTAGGTGAATGGAGTCACAACAAAACTCCTATCCCACAGCAAATCCGCATACTTGTAGACATTAACAAGTATCTAGTTGAGCATTGCGGTGACAACAACAGTGTGTATTACAGTGTAGAAAACAACACCATCGGCGAAGCAGCACTGCAAAGCATTGCTGAGATAGGCGAAGAAAACATCCCTGGATACTTTTTAAGTGAACCGAAAGGCCATGGCAATAGTAGAGTATATAGACGCGGATTTAACACAACACATCGTAGCAAACTTGCTGTGTGTGCCAAGTTTAAAACACTGGTAGAAACAGAAAAAGTAAAGATCAAAAGCAAAATGCTTATTAGTGAACTTAAAAGTTTTATTGCCAGCGGCAATAGTTATGCAGCAAAAATAGGTGATACCGATGACCTTGTAATGAGTACAATGCTTATTATGCGTATGGCACAAACACTCAAGAACTACAATCCAGAATTAGAAACTCATATCCGTGATGCTAACGATTATGATCAGGAGCCTATGCCTTTTATAATGATTTAATGCACACCAAGCATAAATACACACATGAGAAGCGTAGAAAACATAGCAGAAGAACTGTTTGACAAGATTCGTAGTCGTGTCGCTAACATTAAGTTGGGGGACGAAAATGGTGCGGTAACTACCGATCCAACACAAGCAAGATTCTTTGAATTTAACTTTAAACACAGAGATTTGCCAATTGGTGCAGTCACTATTAGCCTCAACGAAGAAGGTATACTACAAGTTTACTTTCCTAACAGTATGGTTGAAGATGCGGATAGCGGCACAGCGGATGCTTGGTATGGATTTTTAAAAGAATTGAGCAGATTCAGTGCAAGAAATATGCTTAACTATGAGACTCATAATGTAACAAAAGAGAGACTTGATAAGAAGGATTATCAGTTTTTAACACAACGTAACCAGGACGAAGTGATGGAAAACAGACTACACGGAACAAGCCAAAAAAGTTTCCTAGAAACAGGATCAGCGAAACTTATCATCAAACACAGTAAGACAGTTGATGAAACAAAGATGGGTGCTAGAAGCAGAAACATCAGTGCTATCTACATTGAGAATTCGGAAGGCGAACGCTTTAAGTTTGCTAACAACTATCTCCCTGGTGCAAGAGCAATGGCAAGACATGTGTCAAACGAAGGTCATACCCGTGATGATCGTGGTCAACACATTGTTGAGATTATGAAAGAAATGACAGATCTCAAAACATTTGTTCGCGGTGTAAAGCGTGAAGAGTATGTAAATGAGGATGCGCAGGAAGTTATTGATGCAGCAACCGACAGATACTACGGACTAAAAGACACACTGAAAGCAATCAGCAGTGCTAAAGGATATAGTGACTACTTTGAAAACTGGGCACCTGGCGCAGTTGAAGTAGACGAAAACGATATCGAAGACCTAAAACAAAAACTAACTCGTGAAGTGTATGACGACAAGCTCACAGATAGTTTAGCTAGTGTGAGAAAAGCAATGGATTATAAAGCAAACATGGAAGCAAAAGGCAGCGACGAAGAAGAATTAGATGCTCCAATTAAACCTTACTTTGATAGGTCAGTAGATCCAGCAGAGCCAAAAGAAATTGAAAAGCAAACAGCAAATCTTGCTAAAGGTTCTCAGTCACTAAATGATATTGCAGACAGTGATGATGACATTGAGGTTTACAACAACCAAGCAGACATTGCTGAACTCAACAACTATATGCAGTTTATGAAGAACAGCGATATGGAAAACACTAAAAAGAATCGCAGTATTCTAGTTGCTATTATGAAATATTTGGCAAACAACATGACCAATGATGCTGCAGCAAACACTGTAAGTGAAATTGAACTAGATGATCCGGCACAGCAAGCAACTGCATTAAAACTTGCAAAGAAATATTTACAGGGCAAAATAGAAATTAAGCAACCTAAGGCTAAGAAAGATTTATACGGCAAAGAAAAGACTGAAGGCGTAACATTTGAATCATATGCACAGCGTATGGATATGATTGCAGAAGGCACATGGGCACTACCAGAAACAGAAGAAGAAGCAAACAAGATTGCAGCAATGATGGCTAATCCTATTACACTAGGCGATGGCGGCGATGATGCTGTTAACGCACTTGGCGGCTTACTAGGTGATGATGAATTGTTTGATGACCTAGGTGTTGCTGGCGACAAAGACCCAGAGGGCGATGCTCGTGGCATTATTATTGGTTGGATGATGGAACATGTAAGTGACTATGATCGGAAGTATCAAGAGACAATGCAAATGGCATTGGACAAGATTCGTGCAGATGGCAATGACAGTGGTATTACCATCCCAAGAACATTTGGCGCGCAACAGGATCGTGCTTACAACACAAGTGCTACACAGGGTGAGCGTATGGGCAGTAATGCAGACGAAGTTAAGGCTAACGAAGCAGAAGTTGAAGAAGGTGCTATGAGTGATCTGCATCAACACATTGGTGAAATGATTGCAGACGGCGCTAGTAATGAAGAAATCAAAAAGATGCATCCAGGTGTAAGTGATAGAGATATTAATAGTATCCGCAGTGAAATGGATGAATCAGTACAGTTTGAAGAAGTTCAGGAAGTAGACGAAGTGGCGGAAAGCATTGCAAAGATGGCAGCAATGGCAGGCGTAGGGTCAAAAGCGAAGAGCAACCACGGCATACACGAAGGCGAAGAAGGATACCAATTGACACCAAGAAGTATTGTAGCAAGAGAAATGCGTAAACTACAGGATATTGAACGAGGCTCAAAGTAAACCAATTTATAGGGAGGAAAGCAGTGCTACGGCACTGCTTTTTTTTGACTTCTCTATCACAAACATATATAATACTATTATGTTCTTTTATCTAGGAAAAACTTTTAAGGATAACTATCCTAATCATACTACCCTGCCAAATGGCTTGTGTTTAAGTACAGACGATGGATGGCATCTGCATGGCAGTACTATTACTAAAGGATATTGTCTACAAAACAATAAAGGAAATTATTGCAGTTTTATTTGTGATACCGAAACAGTAAAGATAGCACATGATGATACTAGAGGATTTCCATTGTACTATGATGAAAATGGGTTAAGTAATCTAGAAGATTTATCTCAACGTATATGGGCAGATGCGAATAATATTTGTATTCAGCAAAACATGAATGTTACTTACGATGTGAAAAAACTAATCTTTGATAAACAAAGTTATACAGATGATCAGGTAATTGATCTAATAGACGAATCCTTGCATAGACAATTCAAAGAGTTTGTAAATAAAAATACACTTCCTATCAAAATTTTTCTGTCTGGAGGCATAGACAGTCTTTTGATGTGGTCATACCTAGATCACTACACACAGGACTACGAATTAGTAGATTATGAGTATTTGAAATATACACCATTTTGGATTAAAAATGCAAAACATTTGAAAAGCAAGTATTGGGCATATAAACAAATACATTTATGGGATGAGCCATGTGTGCTCGTTACTGGCAGTCATGGCGACGAATACATGATGAGGGGTCCAGCTTGTAGCAGCAAACTTTTAAAATATCTAGGATATGATATACTAGACGAAGTTACTCCAGATCAGTACATGTATGCTTATCTAACTAAACCAAAGAACATAGAAGCAATAAACAACAGTATAAAGTACACTAAAAAAGATTGTTTTAGTCAATGTTTAAATATGATGGCAAATGATCATCAACACTGGCATATTGAAAAAACACTTACTTTTACACCAATGAAAGATTTGGATATTTTACGTTTAGTGATGCAAAGTAGTCCAGAGCAGATACTTGCACAAGCAATAGATGCAACTATATCAAAACAACTGGTGCAGAGATTAGATCCACGCAAATTAACTCATTTGGCAAAATACAAAAATGTAACTGCACTTATACCAATTTTATCTAAAAAAGTTATTGACTAGATAAATAAAAGCGCATATACTGTATAAACATTACGGTATGTGAATAGGCACATACAATACTAACAAAGGCACATATAGGAGAAAATAATGGCATCTTTGGCAGAAATTAGAGCAAAACTAAAATCACAAGAATCACGCAGTGAGCGTACAGGCGGCGGCGACAACGCAATTTACCCACATTGGAATATCCCAGAAGGCAGTACTGCAGCAGTACGATTCCTTCCGGACGGCGATCCTAACAACACATTTTTCTGGGCTGAAAGGCTTATGATTCGTTTACCATTTAATGGTGTAAAGAACGACATGAACAGCAAGCCGGTAGTGGTACAAGTACCATGTGTTGAAATGTGGAACGAAACCTGTCCTGTACTAAGTGAAGTTCGTGGTTGGTTCAAAGATAGTTCACTAGAAGAAATGGGACGCAAATATTGGAAGAAGCGTTCATACATCTTCCAGGGATTTGTAAATGAAAACCCACTTCAAGAAGATACACCTGAGAATCCAATTCGCAGGTTTGTTATCTCACCAAGCATCTTTAACTTGATTAAAGACGCACTAATGGATCCGGATATCCAAGAAATGCCCACTGACTATACACAGGGCTTGGACTTCCGTATCACAAAAACCACTAAAGGCCAGTATGCAGATTACAGCACAAGTAAATGGGCTCGTAAAGAAACTGCTATTACTGAAGCACAAGCGCAGGCTATTGAAACAAATGGCTTGCACACACTTAGTGATTTCCTCCCTAAGAAACCTACTGAAGTAGAATTGCAGTGCATTAAAGAGATGTTCGAAGCAAGTGTAGATGGACAGCCCTACGACGTTGAGCGTTGGGGGCAGTATTATCGTCCATATGGTATTGACGCTCCTGCAGGTTCCTCAACCTCTAGTACGTCTACTGCAACGGCAGCGCCAGCTACCCCAGCACCTGCTCCGGCAGCAACTCCTTCACCAATCGCAGCGGCACCTGCTCCTGCTCCACAAGTTGAAACTGTGGCAGCACCAGCAGCGGCACCTGAAGGTGAAAGCAAGCGGGCAGAAGACATCCTTGCGATGATCCGTAACCGCCAATCATAAGGCACAGAGGGCGGCAGCAATGTCGCCCTCATTCTCACATGATACATTATAATAGCAAACTAGTATATCCAAAACTCTGTGCGGTATTTGAATTGCCGGCGCAGCGTTTTGTGTATCCTATTTTTAAAAATGCTAGTAGTAGTCTTGAAGAACTTAGCGTTCGCAAAATATATAATAGTAAGATAAATGACAGTACTCGGACTGTTGACGTATACTGGCGTGAAGCACAGAACAGATTTAACAGCGGCGTAAACACATACCTTCAGCACAACAAACTACTTGATACAGAAACTATCGTTAATCTAGTAGAACGTGGTGAACTTATTAATAGACATTTTATGCCACAATATATGTGGTTGTGGCATTTGTATAAACACTATACAGGCACGGTGAGTATTAAAGACGTAAACAGTTTGGATATACCTGTGCATACAAACCAAAGTAAGTTTACTGGCAGTTTTGTTGCTCCTATGCATTGGATAGATTTAGATAATCTTATATATGATGAGTTTGTAGGCAAGACTACTGTAATAGAAGAAATAAATGAATACATAGAAAGCAAAAGTCGAGTATTATATAACAAATGCATTGCCCAAGAATAGGACATTATGCTAGACTGAATAGCAACGGTACAATTGGATGCTGTGGGCATATGGTAAATCCACAACAGTTTCCAACGTTTCGTGCTATGGAAAACAGTGCCTGGCAAGAGTGGCTACGCTACCAGATGAACAAAGACGAATGGCCTGCTGAGTGCATTCGGTGTAAGCAAACAGAAGAACACAACGGCACAAGTATTAGACTAGCAAGCATTGACCGTGATAAAATTTTGAGCAAGTTTAACAAGGACTATATACAACTTGGCGGCACATTAGATAACTACTGTAATAGTGCTTGTGTAACTTGTAATCCTAATCTTAGCACTAGGATCGGCAGTTTAAAAAAGTCTGTAGTAATTAAAAACAATTATGAACTTTATAAAACATTGCCGCTAGATAGAGTCATTGAAATAGATATTAATGGCGGCGAACCCAGTGTTAGTGTAAACTACAATGATCTACTTAACAATCTTCCTGATAATGTAAAAATTATACGAATCAATACCAATGGATGTGTCAAAATTTCTCAAGTTGAATACTTGCTTAAACAAGGCATTGCAGTTATAGTTACTGTAAGTTTTGATGGCATTGGTGCTGTACACGACTACATTAGATATCCGGTCAAATGGAATAAATTTAAGGAAAATTTACATTATTACAATGAACTTACTAAACGGCACAAAAAGCTAAAATTGGATACCTGGACTACTGTTAGTGTGCTAAACGTAAGTCATCTTACTGATATACAGGATTATTGTAGAAAACATAACATTAGACACAGTTATGCATTCTTGGACACACCGGAAGTATTAAATGTAAAGTATAAAAACTGGTTTACTAGTAACATACATATAAATGGTGTAGCCATAGATAAAGATAATACAACAGAGCTCACTGCTTTTTTAGAATTAGAAGAAATATGTAGACCTGGAATTGAAAGATTTTGGATTTGACATTAACTAACATCTGTAATATAATATAAACAATAGGCACATAGGAGAAAAACATGGCAAAGCCATTTGACGTAAGTAAATTTAGAAAAGACATTACAAAAAGCATTGATGGACTAAGTATTGGCTTTCACGATCCAACAGATTGGATCAGTACAGGAAGTTATGCACTTAACTATCTTATCAGTGGAGATTTTTATCGTGGCGTGCCTATGGGCAAAGTCACTGTGTTTGCTGGTGAATCAGGTGCAGGCAAGAGTTACTTTGCTAGTGGCAATATTATTAGAGCTGCACAAGAACAAGGTATTTTTGTTGTGGTGATTGACAGTGAGAACGCACTAGACGAAAGTTGGTTACATGCACTAGGTGTTGACACAGATGAAAGCAAACTGCTTAAACTAAGCATGAGCATGATTGATGATGTCGCTAAAACATTCAGTACATTTATGGCAGACTACAAAGCAATGGCAGAAGAAGATCGTCCAAAGGTACTATTTGTACTTGATAGTTTGGGTATGATGATGACACCTACAGATGTTGACCAGTTTAACAAAGGCGACATGAAAGGTGACATGGGACGTAAACCTAAGGCACTTACTAGTCTTGTGCGTAACACAGTAAACATGATTGGTAGTTACAATGTAGGCATGGTATGTACTAACCATACATACGCAAGTCAGGATATGTTTGATCCAGATGACAAGATCTCGGGCGGACAAGGCTTTATCTATGCAAGTAGTATTGTTATTGCAATGCGTAAACTTAAACTTAAAGAAGACTTGGATGGCAATAAGACTACTACTGTAAATGGTATCCGTGCAGCATGTAAAGTTATGAAAACACGTTATAGTAAGCCATTTGAAGCAGTGCAGGTTAAGATTCCATATGAAACAGGCATGGATCCGTATAGTGGATTACTTGACATGTTTGAAGCAAAGGGTATGCTTACAAAGCAAGGCAATCGACTAAAGTATACAACTACTGCTGGTGAAGAAATGCTGGAGTTCCGTAAAGGCTGGACAGGCGATAAACTTCAAGTTATTATGGATGACATTAGTAATGCAGATGGACTAAGTATTGATGATATTGCAGATGCAACAATAACAGAAGATGTAATTGATCCAGAAACAGGCGAAGTATTAGAGGAAAACAATGAGTGACGTTGAAGTTGTAATTGACGCTTATAAAA